GATTCCCCTTTGGCGGCAGCTGATTGGCCGGCTGGAACGGTACGAGCTTCGGAATCGCACTGACGAGATCGAGGAGTCACCGGAGCCGTTGCATCCGACGCCGACGACCGAGAGATGATCCCGTTCAGAAACTCGGCATCGGCATTTAGACGCTTTCGTTTTTCGATGTTCCGCTCCCAGAGTTCGACGGCGGCGACCGGATCCGAAACAGGATTCGAACTTGCTCCGCATCCGCAGTCAAGATTGAGGCCCAAGTTGTTCGCATTGACGTGTGGCATGCGGCCGCACATCGGGCACGGGTGAATCGGCGACGAGAGAATCGACGCGATTCTGGCCGCCCAGGCGTCCCACCGTTTCAGCATGAACTCCTGCGATACGCCTTCCTCTGCAGGACCATGCCCATTCGAGCAGGATACGACGAAGTAATCCATCCTGTGGTTAGCCGAATAAGCTGTTTTCGACACACGAATCTCCGGAATGCCGCCGCATAGCGGACAATCCAATGGTCTTTTCGAATCTTCGGCCGGAATATTAATGTTCATTTCTGATTCTCCTTTCGATTCATACGTCGGCGACTTATGATTTTTTGTCTCTGATGAAGAACTCACTGACATCACACCCAATCGCTTCAGCAATTTGATGCAATTCACGAACAGTGAATGGCGATGACGCTGGATATCTAAGCCTCCTTGTCAATGTGACTCGAGGGATTCCAGACTTCTCCGACGCCTCAGAAACGCTGAATTTCGCACTGGAAAGAGCCTTGTCAACTCGTTTTGCAACTGTTGCTGAATACTTCATGCTGTCCATGCTTTGCATACTAATGCCCATTTGGGCAGTATGCAAGTGCGACACGCCCAGACGGGCAGTTGTTAGCAAATTTGCAGTCGTTATACTGTCCATATGGACATTAATGAAGCAACAGCTAAAGCAATTGCTGCAGAACGTTCTGCAGCAGGATTAACCATCAAAGAGCTTTCGGAGAAGTCTGGCGTACCAGAGCGAACGCTAATCAGAATGCTGAAAAACGAGCGCGACATCAAAGTAACGCAAATAGCTCAGCTAGCAGAAGTTTTCGGTATTAATCCACATGAACTCATTGAGGAAGCCGAGAAATTCATTGCTAGAGCCGCGCGCAATGAAGCTCGCGAGCGCGAATCCCAGATCACCGATGATCTCATCGGCCGTATCGCCGCACACCCCGAAGACTATGACGCGGCCGCGAACAAGGATTCGAACGCACGTCTCGAAGCCGAGACGCCTGACGAGTGAGGGGAATGACAATGGGTTTCAGGGTCAATCGCAGGATCAGCCTGGGCAAGAACGTCCGGGTGAATATCGGTAAAAGAGGTGTCAGCACGTCCGTGAAGATGGGACCGGTCACAGTCAATTCGAGGGGACGCAAGACCGTGCATGTAGCAAAGGGCGTCTCATATACCATCAATCCGAAGACGAAAAGAAACACCGCTCCGCAGCGGAGGTCAACTGTCGAGAGCAATCAACAGGCGAGTTATACTCCCTCATCTGCAGGCAGCACGCCACATCAGCCCCGCCCAAAGACTTTGAAGCAGCTCGAAATCCAGTACAAGGCGTATAACGTCCTTCTCTGGGTGATGTACGCGCTGACCGCGTTCACCATTCTCATGTGCTTCTTCGGACCAGTCATGCTCGTCTTCGCCATCCCGTTCACGCTGATGTCAATACGCTTCACCAAGCTCAAGGCGACGCTCAGGAAACAGCTAGAAGAGAGAAGATCCGACGACGCGTCGCCGGTTGCCGCAGATGCTGATGGAATCACGACAGACGAGTCGAGTTCCAAGAATACGGCGAACGAGAGGAGCATTTGACATGTCGAGGAAGAATAGGAAGCCGAGGTTCACTCTTTCGCAGGAGGAGGCCGAACGGCTTATCACGGCCGTCAAGAACGCCGTGGAGGATGTATTTCGAATGCCGGCGGCCGGCGAGCATAACGCGGAATTCCACGTGAGAGCCGATGACGGGGAGAAATTCACCATCGCCGTCTTCCAAGGAACCAAGAACGCAGCAAGGCATCAGATATCAGCCCGCATCACGAAACTGGGAATTCCGCTGATACGCCTATGCGTCAACAGCGGAACGCACAACAATCCCGACGGCACACGAATATCGGGTACTCACTGGCATGTATACAAGGAGGGAGACGATGATTTGGTGGCGTATCCGGCCAATCTCGAGTCCGATGGATTCGTGGACGCTACCATAGCCTTATTAGATAAGTTCAACGTGATCAAGAGACCAGTCTTCCAGGAGAGCCTGATATGAACAGCATCGAGAGCATCAAGCCCGACGAGCTCATCGAGGAGTATGGTGAATGGCTCAAGCACGAGTCCTCTGCCAAGGACCTCGGAGAGTGGAAGGAAATAACGCTCCCGATGTTCGACCACTCCAACGATGACCTGATCTTCTATGCCAAGACCGCCGGTGATCGCATCATGTTCACCGACGACGGGTACACACTCGAATCGTTCCGACAGAACGGCGTCACAATCACAGAGGCGAGGCGCGAGCGCATGGAACGCATCGCCCGCAAATACGGTGCAGGCATCAAGAACGACGAAATAGTGCTCGAATCGGATGGAAGACGCGGCGATGCCATGAACCGTTACGCGCAGGCCCTCATCGGCGTCGGGTCCATGATGGAGGCCGCGCAGCGGAGGGTTGCGGAATACTTCGCGGATGACGTAGCCACCGTGCTGGATGGATGTAACGTGTTCTATACGGCAAGCGTCGGCATCCGCGGGGTGTCGCGATACGAACACAGCTTCGACTTCATCTTCCAGCGCAGCGCAAACCATCCGACGAGGTTCTGCCAGGCTCCGAACAAGTTCGACAAGGACGCCGTAAGGAACATCATGTGGGGTTGGGAGGACACGCGCAAGGCCAAGGAACGCGCCGATGCGAAGCTCGTGGTCATCGGAGACGACCGCGAAGGCCCGCTGCAGGACGGGGCGTCCGAAGCGTTCGCAAACTGCGGAGTAAGCGTGATCCCGTATTCGCAGCTGGCAAAGAGGGCCCCGCAGGAGCTCGCCGCATAGGTAATGAAAAGCAAGGGCCGCCGCAGCGACCCCGGAGACCCCTTCTACAACTTGGTAGATGAGCTGATTTGAGCATCACATACGACACTCCAACTGTCAAATAGAACTTGACAAACAGTGAAAAAGTACTTCTCGAAAAACAATACTTTCGGAAGAGAGGAATGTGGATAACAAGACCGTCGCGGACCTTCATCGGAGCGCGGAATCCATGGGACTGTCAATCATATCGCGCGACCTCCCACGCGACATATGCGGCCTGTACGACGACCGGCATGGGCTTATCCTGCTGGCCGACTGGCTCAACCAGCGCCAACGCCGCTGCACGTTGTGCCACGAGCTCATCCACGCCAGACACCACGACCCCGGATGCGGCAGCCAATACGGAATCAAATGCGAGCGCCGTTGCCGCAGGGAGACCGCGCTGGCGTTGATCTCACCGGTGGATTACGGCATGGCCGAGACGGTGTACGAGGGCAATACGTGGATGATGGCAGTGGAATTGGGCGTCACCATCCAGGTGTTGAACGACTACCGGCAGCTATTGTACGATTCCGGCGTGTGCGTGCAATAAAAGAAGCTCAGCGTCCACATACCGCGACGGGAAACAAAAAAGGGTCCCGCCCGAACACAGTCGGACGGAACCCAAGGAACCAACAATCAGCATTTCCGGTTTCACCAAAATGAGGTTCCACGCACAGTGTAGCGCGGATCCTCGGAAAGAGACAACCATGGCCAGAGCGTTCGTAGACGACAGATGGCTCAAAAACGACGAGGACGGCAACCCACCCAGCAGGGCCGCGAAACAGTCGCTGGCCAATGCGAAGGATCCGATGAAAGCCAATGTGCCCGGCAAATGGCGGTCCGCGCTGTACGGCCAAGGCTCACGGTGGAGATGCCGCTGGTACACGCTTCGAGACGGCAAACGCGTCCAGAAATCACG